GCCCGAGAACGACTTCACGAGGTCTTGCATCTGGTCAAAGACCCCACCAGGGACGACTTGGCCGCCCTGCGCCTGGTTGGACAGGGCGTTGACCAGGGCGATCATCTGGGCTTGGTTCATGGCGAATCCCTCCAAACTGCGGGGGATCTGCCCCGCGCGATTCTCTGGGCCTTGCGTGCGGCCCGTAAGGTTGCGAGAAGGGCGCGAGGTCAGGCCCCGCGCCCGTGCGCCGATGGGCGCGGGATCACACGGGCGCGGCCTCCAAGCGGATCTGCGCGGGGGTCTTGAGGCCGTCCCGCAGGGCGATCTCCAGGTTGGCCAGCCGCTTGACCTCGGAGAGGTTGCGGGACTCGGCGGCGCGGTCCCCGAGGCTCTTGAGCAGCGTGCCGACCTGCGCGCGATCATCGGGGGCGGGGGCGCTGTGGCCCTGGCCCTGCGGATGCACGACCGTCAAGGCCCCCACCGAGCGCGGCGCGGCGGGCGCACCGAGGCTCTTGGTCAGGTTGTCCAGGCGCTCCGTGAGGGTCAGGAGGGCCAGGGCGTTGCGCTTGTTGTCGGCCTCGATGGACTCGAACGTGGCCATGCTCTTGATCAGCAGCGCCTCCAAGCCCTCCGCGAAGCGCCCGTTGAGCGCGTCGAGGCGCTGCACCACCGCGTCCGCGCCCTCCAGGCTCTTGAGCAAGTCCGCGTTGTCGGCGTGCAGGGAGGCCAACTCGGCGCGCAGGCTCCCGATCTTGGCGTCCTTGTTGGCGATGGCTTGCAAGCTCTTGGCGATGGACTCCATGTCCGCGCCCTCGTCGTCGCCCTCGTCGCCATCGGGCTCGTAGTGGCCCGCGCCGTCGCCCTTCATCCACTTGTTGGCTTGTTCTTCGGTCATGCCGCCCTTCATCAGGCTCTCCTTGTAGGCGGCGCGCGTGGGCTTCTTCATCTTGCCTTCTCCTTTGCTGTCTTCTGGGCGGCGTGCCTTTGGGGCGTGGTCGCAACCGCCTTGCAGCAAGCACGCAAGCGAGCGTGTCACTACAAAGCACCTCGGAACCTTACCCTAGACACAACCCACCACCACTGTCAACACCCTATGCAACAATCAAGGCCCTTGGACCGTCATTGTTGCAGCCTATGCACCAATCAGCCGCGCCGCGAGACGCGGCAGATGTCACGCGCCAGCCCTTGGGCCTCCTGCGGGTCTACGCCGTACACGTCGCCTATCACCCGCGCCAACGCCCCAACCCCCACCCATCGCGCGGGCCGCAGGTGTGGCGCGGCGTCCACCCCTGCGCGCCCCAGGCTCTTGACCAGTTCCTCCACGACGGCGTGGGGGTTCACAGGCCAAGGCGTCACCGCGCAGTGTTGCACCACCGAGCGCACGATGCGCTTACCGCGCCGCTCTAGGGTCTTGCCTTGCACCGACAAGCCCAGCGAGCGGCGTTGCTCCGCAGGCATCGCCGCTTGGCCAGCGAGGGCTTGGGCAAGGTCGAAGTACGAGCGGGCGCGGGGTAGATCGAGGTACAGCACGCCCTCTAGGCGCGTGGCGGGCCTGCCCTGATAGGTGACAGGAGACACGCCCGTGGGGTGGCCGATGATGGCCGCCGTACCCTCGCCCCGCGTCACGTCGCGGTGATCGTCGTTGAGGTAGCCGTGGGCCAGCATGGGGGCAAAGTCAATCCCATCCTGCGCCACGCTCTCGCCTTGGCGGTCTTCGATGTCCACCGAGGCGATCCCGCGCAGCCGCCCAAGCTGGCCCATCTTCTGGCCCTGAACCTCTGCGGCGCGGCCCTTGAGCAGATCCCCGCCGCCCAAAGCCACATCCACGCCCCCCCAAAAGCCACACGCCCACGTCTCCCCTATCTGCACAAGCGCGCCCGCGTTGTTCATGGCTCTGTCTCCTCATCATCCCAGGCCCGTGCGGGCGCGTTGTCGTCGTTGAAAGCGTCGCCACAGGGCCAGCCCGCCGTGCCTTCGTCTTGGTCTTGCAGCGCGCGGGCGTCTTGATCGAGCGCGCCCCCAAGCGGATCGTTGGATGCTTCGGCACCATGCAACCCCAGCGCCAGCAAGGAGCGGAAGAGGCCCATCTGGTTTGGGTTCTCCTCGCGGGGCTTGTCTTCCTCGCCCTGCCCCCCTTGTGCGTCGGCGTGGGCTTCGTGCGGCGGCGCGGGCGTAAAGCCCCCGAGGAGGTCCGCTTGCGTGCGTGCGGGCTCTTTTTCTTCGGGAGGCGCGGCCTGTCCCACAGGCTCGGATGGCGCGGGCTCGCTTTGCAGCACAGGCTCGCCTTGCGGCGTGGCATCGCTTGGCGCGGGGGCTTGGATCATGCGATCAAGCGCGCCGTGTAGGGCCGCGTGGGGGTCCACCACGCCAAAGAGCGAGGCTTGCCCTTCGGGGTTGGCCTGCGCGCGGGCTGCGAAGTCGCCAAAGGCCGTTGCGAGCTGGCGCGAGCCAGGGCGGCGCACCAGGGCTTCTAGGATCTTGGCGGCGCGTGGGTCAGCGGTCGCGGGGTGATCCTCCCCGAACAAGTCCCCCTTGAGCTGTGAGAGGGCCGCGCGCATCACTTCGGGGCTTGCATCGGAGGACGGCACACCCACACCGCCCTGACGGCCCCGCGCGTGCATAGTGGCGTAGCCGTCGAGCGCGGCCTTGAGGGGGGCGCGGATGTTGTATGAGGCCCCCGACCCCTCGGCTTGGTAGAGGGAGGGGACGGCGCGGGCGAGGCCCGTGATGATGGACTCGGGGAGGCGGTGGAGCAGGTCAGCGTCCCCAACCACCTTGCCCACGAGCGCCCGCTCCACGAGCCTGCGCCCATCGGCGTTGAGGCGTCCGCTCTTCTCCTTGTAGGCGTTGGCGTTGCGCTCATCAATGACGCCCGCGCGGTCCAGGGCCTCAACAAAGGCGCGCGAGCGCGGCGAGTCTAGGAACTCGGCCAAGCTCTCCCCCGCCTCCATCTGTGAGGCGAGGTTGTGGATGTGGGAGTCGTCGAGCTTCGACGACAGCGCCACCGACAAGGCTTTGGGGTCCATGGCCTGCGTCATGCCCTCGTTGTACTGGCGCACGAGGCGCTTCATGTTCGCGGGGGAGCGGTCTTCGGGGCTCACCTCGCGCACCAGGATGGGGTTGACCATCCCGCGCACGTCTTCGGGCGAGAACCCAAAGTGGTGCGCGTTGTCCTCTAGGTGCTGGCGCAGCGCGCGGGCTCGCTCCCCGCCTTGGCGGTAAGCAAGTTGCATGGACATTGCGCGGGAGTTGCCCCCCAAGACGTGCCCCTCTGGCGTGATGATGGGAGGACCGTTGAGCGCGTCGGGGTTGGTGTTGACCACAAAGGAGGGCTCTAGGTTCTCGGCGTTGCGCTCAACCTTGTGTTGTTCGGCCTTGTCCGAGTGATACAGCCGCTCTTGGATGCCTTCGGGATAAGCCCCGTTCTTGGCCCAGGTTTCGGGATCATGGGAGGGGATGGCCTCGTGGGCCTCCATGAGGCGATAACGCGCAGGGGTGGAGGTCGCCCGCCCCATGTCCCCCGCCACAAACAGCGGGGCCTTTGCGCCGTGGGTCACAAGCCCCTCGCGCGGGGCCAAGGAGGCGGCCTGCGTGACAAGATCGCGCGTGCCTTGGGCGGCCTTGTCTTGGAGCCCAGGGAAGGCGCGGGCCAACGTGGCGATCTTCTGAATCGCCCCCGAGGACAACGCCGAGGACAACGCCTCGCGCGCCTTGGCGGGGTTGGAGCGGGCCTGCGCGAGCAATCCTTGGAGGCGGCCAAGCTCGCGCTCTGCGTCTTGCCCCACCTCGCGCACGTTCTGCGACCACGCCGCATCCCCGCCCGCGCCGCCGCCTTGCATCGCCACCGCCCCCGCGACGTGGTGCGGCTCAACCTTGCCGCCCGAGGCGAGGCTAGAGGCTGCTTCAAGGATGGAGGAGGCGTTGCGGCGGGCTTGCGGGTTTTGAAGCAGCGCGCCGATCATCTCCGCGCGCGCCGAACCGTTCCACCCTTCGAGGGCCAGCACGTCCGCGATGCGTTGTTGCACGGCGGGGCGCTGTGTGCCGAGCTTGCCGAGCATCCCGCGCAGACGCTCTACCACATCGGGGGCGGTCTTCTTGAGCGCGGCGAGCTTGTCCTTCCCTTCGAGGCCCCCGAGCAGGTCATCATCCACGAGCCGCAGCACCGCCGCCGCCCCTTCGGAGGGCTTATCGGAGGGGGAGACGCCGAAACCCTCTAGGCCCGCCTCGTCTTGCGCTTCCTGTGCCGAGGCGATGGGGTCCGAGGGGTTGAGGTCAGGCAGCGAGGCACGGGCCGCTTGGCCTTGTGGGGATGCTTGGTCTTGTGGTGCCTCTTGCCCTTGTGAGGCCCCGCTTTGCGTGCGTGCGGGGTCTTCTTCTAGGGCTTGCCGGGCTGCGTCGAGTTGGCGAGACAAGAGGCGGGCTTCCTCGCGCTGTTTGAGCTGTTCGCGGGCCTCCTTGAGCTTGCCGCGCAGGTCTTCCACCGTCTCTTGCACCTTGGCAAGCTGGCCCTCTTGGCGCTCCTTCTCCTTCTGGGCGCGGGCTTTGTCCTTGTCCTCTTGCGCGCGGGATCGCTCTTCTTGGATCTTGGCGCGGGCCGCTTCAAGCTCGGCACTTCGGGCGGCGCTGGCCTTGCCTTGCTCTTGGCGGCCTTCCTGGCGCACGTCGCCGCGCACTTCATCGGCGCGGGCTTGCTCCTTGCGATTGGCCGCGAGGATGGCGCGGGGGTCTTGCTCAACCCCAGCGCGGATCTTCCAAGTGGGATCAGACCCAGGCACCGCGCCCTCCAGGAAGGCCCACAGGGCTTGCTTGAGGGTCAGCGCACCGCCGCGCTTGCCTTCGGTGGTGTCGCGCTCCAAACGCGCCACGAGCGCCGCGCCGTCACCAATGCGCGTCCCCTCTTCATCCTCCCAGCCCCCGCGCGGGGTGCGGGTGTAGGTGTGGGCGGGGGTCTGGACGGTGAAGTCTGCGGGCAGGCTGGCATGGTCGAGGACCTGCGCGAGCGCGGCGCGGGCCTTGCGCTCTTGCTCAGGGCTTGGCGCTTGCGGTGCCTCTTGGGGCCTGTCTTCCTCGCCCTTGGCTTCGCGCAAGCCTTGGCCGTCGCCGTAGTCATAGACCCAGCGATCCCCCTTCCACTCGCGGCGCAGGTACTTGTGCCCCGCGCGCTGCGCGCCCTGGCCCGCTTGCGTGGTGCCAGAGGGGGAAGCGCCCGCGCTCTTAATCAGGTTGGCCAGTCCTACCACTGCTCATCCTCCCCAACCAAGCCCAGATTGCGCGCAGAGTAGAACGCCATCGCTGTACGGATGCGGGACCACGCCCCCTCGCTTGGTGTCCAGCGCCAACCGCTGCCCTTGAGCTTGGCGATGGTGGCTGCGTCGGGCTTGTTGTCGAAGTGCAGCCGCAAGCGGTTGGCGTCGAGGTCATCCACAATGCGCCCACCGCCGCCCTTCATGGGCCATTCGCGCCGTCCTGCCCCGTCGCCTTCACCCTCCGCAACCTCTTGGCGTACCTTGGCCCTGGCTTCAAGTTCGGCCAGCTTGCGCTCGTGATCCTTGATCCGCGCAAGGCCGTTCTGAAGGCTGTGGTCTGGGAAACCGCGCCGCCCTGCGAAGTCGGGGGACATGACCTTGAGAGCTTCCTTGGGTGCGAAGCCCAGCGCCACGAGCGCCGCGTGCATTTTGAGGGCATCGCCCCCTGCGCGAATGATCTTGTTGGCGGCCTTTTTGCGTTCGTGTTCGGCCTTCTCTTGCTCCAGTTGCTTGCGAGTCTCCCCGATGGGGTCAAGCTTCTTGGGAATGGCGCGCACGTCGGTTAGAAGCTTCTTTCCCTCCTTCTCAACCTCCATGAACTCCATTGCGGCTGCGTGTTCGCGGTCGTTGAGTTTGTCGGCGCGCCCCACATTGAAGTTGCCGCGCCCCGTCACAGCCCAAGACACCGCCCCGCGCGCCGCTCCGATGTATTTCTCCCAAGCCCGATTGTAGCGGCCCTTGTAGGCTTCCCACAGGGGCACGGCGTGTTCTCGCGTAGTGTCGTCGGTGTTGGCGTCGAGTTGTTGCGCCAAGTCTGACAAATGCCGCTCGTACTCCTCGCGCGCGCGTTGCTGTTTCTCCCCTGGCGTCCAGGATGCGGCGTTCCAAGCCCCGCGCGCCGCGTCCTTGGGGAGCGCGTCAAACCGAAACACGCCCGAACCAAGCGCCCCCGTGGATTGTTTCGGCTCCTCGCTCGCCCCCCCATACTTGCTCACCAGCGCCGCCGCCCGCTCTTGCTGTTTGGCCGTCCCTGTCTTCTTGGCCTGTTCGAGGTTGGCCGTCACCCTCGCCCGCACCTTGCCCACCGCCTCCGCGTGTTCGGCGTGGAGCATCCCCGCCAGGGCCTTCTTGGACACCCGCGAGGTCTTGCCGCTCTCGTCATGGCGCAGCGTGACTTCCTCCCCGTGGTCTTCCTCCACATGGAAGTGGCCTTCCTTCCCCGCGTCCTTCACCTTGAACGCCGAGCCCCGCACCATCTCGGCATGGTGCCCCAGGCCGTGCCCGCCTGTCACCGTGTAGAAGTACCGCCAACCGCCGCCCGCTTTGGGCACCCTGCGGATGTACTTGTGCCCCGCGCCCTTCACAAGGTCGCCGTCTTGGTCTTGCAGCTCCTCCAGAAGCTCGCCAAGCCATTCGGGGACCTCGGCGTCTTCCCCCATGACAGGCAGGCCCATGAAGTCCTCGCCCAGCCCGAGCGACACCAGACCGCGCAGATTCCCCATGCTCTTGATCATATCCCCACCCTTGATCACGCTGTCCTTGTGCTTGTTCCAGATCGAGTTTGCCCACGCCTTGCCCGCCGCGCCGCCCCAGAGCTTGCGGGCTTGCTCGCGGCGTGGCCCATCGGCTTGTGCGTCGTGTCGCCCGTGGAAGGACACGATGCGCCTGATGGTGTCGAGGCTCACAGGCTCGCGCGCCGCCAACTGGTGAGCCCGCGCGATGCCCGTGAGCGTCCCGCCCTTGGCCCCTTGTTCGCGGGCCTCTAGGCCAGCCCGCGCCGCACGCGCCACCTCTACGGGGGGCGTGAACGTGGTCTGGTAGGTGATGCCGTCGCGGTCCTTGTCTTGCCCGTCGTCACCCTTGGCCAGCCAGTGCGCCAGCGTCCGTCCTTGGCTCATCACCTGCCCCCCTTCTTGGTCAGCGCAGAGCGCGCCAAGAGCGCGTCCACATCGAAGTCATCCCCGCCGCCTTGTGGCGCTGTGCCCTGCCCCGCGCCCGCGCCTTGCTCGCCTGCCCCTGCGGCGTCGTCGCCGTCCATGCCTTGCTCGCCAGGAGGCGGGGCCTGCGCGGCTTGTTGGCTTTGGAGGAAGTAGGCGTTGAGGATCACGTCGCCGCCTTCGAGCGGGGGAAGGTCGCGTTCAGCCCGCACCTCGTTGACGGTCTTTACATAGGACACCTCGCGCTGCTCGTTGGCCCCGCGCTCTTGCTCGGTTTGGCCGTCGAGCCCGAGGAACACCAGCTCAAGCTCAGGGTCGAGGCGCTGGACGATGGCACGGTTCACCAGCCGCTCATACCACGCCAGCAGCCCCGCAAGCCCCTTCTCCTTGGAGTACGCCAGCCGCTCCGCAGGGCCGCGCTCCGAGAGGGTGGACGTGGCCCCCTCGTTGCCAAACTGAAAACCGATCTCCGCAGGGTCAATGCAAAACACCGCACAGCAGACCTTGAGGAGCCAGTTGGTCCATTGGCTGTATTCCATATCCTTGTTGTTGCGAAACAGATCAATAAAATCAATTTTCTCGTCTTTGTTCGGGTCAAGCTGCGCCATGGCGAGCTTGTTGGCGTTCTGCGCCCCCGAGAGCATGGCGCGTGTCTCGCGCAAGAAGCGGTTCCAGTCCTTGGCCCCCATCGCGCTCTTGACCGTCAGCAGGCCGCGCGCGTGGATGCCTTGGGTGAAGTTGCCGCTGTTGTAGGTCTCCGCGAGCATCAGTTGAATGATCTTGCGGAGGACCTGTTCAATCTCTGGGTACCCGTACCCCATCACCCACATGGAGGTGCGAGGTCGGCGCACGCCCACGACCAGCTCCCCAGGCTTGAACTCCTCCACGATCTTGTCATTGACAAGCTGGACATACCGCAGATCGCCAGGGATGAAGCGCCCTTGCTTGATGTCGCGCTTCTCAGGGTGAGCCTTGCGGATGGTCGCGGCGTCCACAGGCACAAACCCCGCCAAGCCCCCGCCGCGCGTGGGCACGTTCTCCCAAGCGCACCAGTCAAGCTCTAGCGAGTCGCGCATGATCTGCGCGGTGAAGCCCTCGAAGTGCGTGTTGAAGGGGTCCGCGTGGATGGAGGGGTCGCCGCAGGCTTCCAGCCACATCGCAACCTGCGCGATGCGCTTTTGTTGGCGCGAGGTCGGAGGGGCCTTGCGGTCCCGCATGCGGATCTGAAACCCAGGCTCGTAGGGGGAGCGTTGGGGGCGCGCGAAGGCGCACATCTGCGTGACGCGCGTGGAGATGATCGCGCCGATCACGTCCGAGACGCCCGCGATCTGGCGCAGGAGGTCAAACGACAACGACGCCTGCGGGCGCACCGATCCATCGGCCTGCGCCGCCGCTGACAGTTGGATGGGGTCTAGGTCGTGGCGGCGCGCGTCGGGGCGGCTCCTGTACGCCTTGACCAGCGCGTCAGGCTCCACACCCGCCAGCCCCGCGACTTCCTCCAACCACTCCGCGTCTTGCTGCCACTCTGCCATGTCTGCGCCCTTGCCTTGGGGTCTAAGCGGGCTTGCGTGCGTGCGTGCGAAGGGGTTTTGTTGCACCCATGCGAACAGTCACGCCCCACCGCAGGCTATTGTTGCAGAGCGAGTAAGTCAAGCAGCAAGCGTGCCACTACTTACGCGACGAGGCGGGCGTACTTGGCGACGAGGCTCTTGAAGATAGAGCCCTGACCCAACGCGTTCGACGCGCTAACCGCCGCCGCCTTATCATTCAACCGTTGGCGAAGCGTGGCGACCCTCTCGCGAGTCGGGCGCAGCTCACTCTCCAATCTTCGCGTCTCAACCGCATTCAGCCCCGCCCGTTCAGCGGCAAGTTCGTTCACAAACGACCGATGCAAGGACGCCATGCGCTCCCGCTTGGCGCTGTCGTCCATGGTGCCCCAGATGGTGGCGTGGGTCTTGTAAGACTTGCCCCCAATGTCATGATGCGCCCACATGCCCTCAAAACGCGCTGGGCGAAACGCGCGAGGGGTCGAGGGATCGGCAGACACCGCCGCGTGGGCAGCGTCGAAGCGTTGGTTGGCGCTCTCTAGTTCATCAAGACGTGCCGACGCCTGCGCGTGCTCTATCATGTCCTCGGCCAGTCCTCGAACCTTGGCTCGCTCGCTCTTGTTGGTGTAGCCAAGCAAGACAAGCGCGCTCTCGGCGCTGACGGTCTTGGCCTCGCCGCCAGGCGTGACAACCTCAAAATGATGCACGATGTCGCGCCCCGTGTGCTCCGATGGGGCGGCCTTGTCCCAATCGGAGATGCGGCGCACGCGGTCTTCTCCGCGCTTGTCCACGTCGTCCACAAACTTGTGCTGCCACTCGTAGGCGGTCAACTTCGCGCCAGAGGGGCCTACAACGGGTCGCTGAAGATCCATGCGCGAGCGTGGCTTGGATCGTGTGGCGGCGCTTTGGGCGCGATCCAGGCCGCTCGGTGTGCCTCCTTGCACGTCGGCCCCCGCGTGGACCTGCGACGGAGGCACAAACGGCGCAGGCTTGGTGCCCACAGGCACCGTTTCGGAGGCACCCCCAGAGCGCGCGGTGTCGGCCTTGATCTGGCCCCATGCGCTATAAGGATTGAAACCCGCTTCCTCAAGCCGCTTGGCGCGCCACGCCCGCTCAAGTTGGGCGTGGGCTTGGTCGTGCAGCACGGCATAGGCCCCCGACGCAGCGATGGACACGTCCCCAAGATGGTGCCGACGCTCGCGCCACGTCTGGCCCACGCGCGTGTCAGCCGTGGGCAGCGGCAGGGCGTTGACCTGTTCAAGCACCGCAGGCGTCACCACGCCATAACGTCCAGGCGCAGCGGCGGGCTCAGGCGTCTTGGGGGCGGATGGGGCCTTGGCCGCAGGCGAGGGTTTGGCGCTGGCCTTGGCCGCCCCGCTGTATTTTTCCACCAGCGCCGCCGCGCGGCTTTGCTGCTTCGCGGTCCCCGTCTTCTGGGCTTGCTCCAAGGTCTCGCTGGCCCGCTGGCGCACCTTGCCCAGCGCCTCGGCGTGTTCGTTGTGGAGCATCGAGGCCAGCGCCTTCTTGGTCACCCGCGCGCTCTTGCCGCTCTCATCATGGCGCAAGGTCACTTCGTCGCCGTGGTCTTCGAGGATGTGGACGTGCCCGTCTTGGCCCTCGCGCGAGCGGATCTTGAACGCCGCCCCCGTAACCATCTCCGAATGGTGCCCGAGCC